ATAGAATTGGTAAAAAGAGAAATGTCTATACCTGAAGGTAGATTACAATTTGATGCTAAAATTGTTGGTGTTGGTCAAATAGATACTTCGAATTTCAATAGAGAAATGCAAGAAGAACCTAACATGGAACCTGTTGATATTGAACAAGAATTATCTGATGATTTAAGTGTTTTAAATTTAGAAAAGGCAAAAAGAAGATTAATTAATAGTATGATACAAGGGGCATCTAAAAAAGGTCACTACATGTATCATTATGTTGCGGATAAAATTAGAGAAATCACAGGTTCAGAAACCTTACTTAATCAGTATGGAATATTAATGTCAGTAAATGATACATTATATTGGCAATTGAGTGATGACACCATGAAAATGATGATGGGCGGTGCCGGCGGTGGTGGAAGTGTAGGTGGTAAACAAGAAGTTAGAAGAAATACTACACCACCAACCATTGTTGCTCGAGGTATTAACTTCCCAATATTAGTTCACGAATTAATTAAAGGAGTTTTAGAATTATTCGCCATTCAAGGTAGACCTAAGGATGAACAAGGTAATGAAGACCCAAGATGGTCTGAAGTTGAACAATCTGAAGATACTTTAGAAAAAGAAATATGGGACTTGAGATTAGGTCCAGCAATTTGGGAAAGAATGCGAAGACAGTTCCCTGAGGAAATTTTACTTGACGATACTAAATTTGAATTACAAAAGATTTATGGGAGAATTGTTACAAGGAATTGACCAAATGTTAAAAAATCAAGATTACCAAGATGCGATGTCAAGGTTTAATGAAGACTTAGAACAAGTAAGTGACGATGTGAGTGATGATGATTTAAGAGGTTTCTTAGGAGATATAGGTATTAGATTCTCAGATGATGATGAAGACCCTGAGGGTCCAACATCTTAAAATAATACTAAAGGGTGGTTTTAACCACCCTTTTTCATATTTATATATATGAGTAATCAAAAAATTGAACAATTAAAAGAGTATGCTCGTATAATGAAGGATACGACCTATGCGTTGAAAACGTATCTTCAAACATATGATAATACTCAGAAAAAATATGTACCGTTAGAGTTATTTCCTGACCAAATTCAGTTACTCAAAGATTACGAACAATACAACGAAAATATAACTAGAAAGTATAGACAGGCGGGTGTAACTACAGTAACCGCCGCTTGGATTTCCAAAAAGTTACAATTAGCGAAACCTGAAAATCCTGAAAGGGTTCTTGTTATCGCTAACAAAAAGGATACCGCGGTCGAAATGGCTAATAAAGTTAGACATTTCTTAGACCAATGGCCTGATTGGTTAAATGTTGGGTTCTCACCCGATAAGAATTCTGAAAGTAGATTTAGATTAAACAATGGATGTGAGGTCAAAGCGGTGGCAACATCTGCGGACGCATTACGTGGATATACCCCAACCATACTTGTATTTGACGAAGCTGCATATATTGAAGCTGGTGAAGATTTTTGGGCAGCATCAATGGCGTCATTATCAACGGGTGGTAAAATTATTCTAATTTCTACCCCTAATGGATTTGACCCGATTTATTACGGTGTATATGACCAAGCAATCAGAGGTGTTAATGATTTTCACATTACGGATTTAAGATGGTTTAAAGACCCACGATACACAAAAGATTTAAGATGGGTTAAGTGTTCGGATATTGTTCACTATATGTTAAATAGGGAACAATACGACGACAACGAAGTTGTAATGTACGATTTTGACATCGCCAACTATAAACAATATGAAGAGGATGGGTATAAACCACTTTCTTCATGGTTTGAAGCAATGTCTAAAAAATTCAAATTTGATAGACGTAAAATTGCACAGGAATTAGAGTGTGATTTTTTAGGTTCGGGTGATGGTGTAATCCCTAGTGAGGTTCAAGACAACATTGTTAAAAACATGATAAGGGACCCAAAAGAAAAATATATGCAGGGTACCTTTTGGCAATGGAAAGAACCAATACAAGGTCACAAGTATATTATGGGTGTAGACGTATCCCGTGGAGATAGTGAAGACTTTTCATCAATTAACATTATTGATTTTGATGAGAGGGAACAAGTTGCGGAATATATTGGAAAAATACCACCAGATGATTTAGCATCCATCGCATACAAGTGGGGTATTTTATATGAGGCGTTTATTGTTGTCGATATTACAGGAGGTATGGGTGTTGCTACATCAAGGAAGTTACAGGAATTGAACTACAAAAATCTTTACATTGATGGTATTAATACCAAGAATATTTGGGAGTATAATTCCAAAGCGATGGAGAAAATTCCCGGATTAAACTTCAACAATAAAAGAACACAAATTGTTGCTGCGTTTGAGGAACAGTTAAGAAAGGGGTTTCAGGTAAGGTCAACAAGATTAATGAACGAATTAAACACGTTTGTTTATATAAATGGTAGACCTGACCACATGAAAGGAGCCCATGACGATGCAATTATGAGTATGTCTATGGCTTTATATGTTGGTGACATATCTTTTAGTCAATTAACTAAAAATGAAAACGCAAATAAAGCGATGTTGGAATCATGGACTTTGTCTGAAAGAACATATGAACCAAACAAATCATTTTATTCTTACGGTACCGCTTTTGACCAAATAGGTTCAATGTCCATGGATAATGACCCAAGTATCCCAAGACACACTAATAACGCAACAAAAGAAAATTACCAACAGTACGCATGGTTGTTTGGTAAAAAAAGATAATCCTTTATTATCATAACAGAATTAATTATATTCTCATAAACTATTTATATACATGGCAGAAAGTAATTTGACGGTTTTTCAGAGATTAACAAAGGTGTTTGGGTTTCCTAATAAGGTAACTCCTGAAGAAGCTCCGTCTTTCAATTTTGACAAAGAGCAAATATTAAAAACAAATAGTCGAGAAGAGTATGAGAAAGCGATGTTGCAAGCACAACAAAGCCAATACATCGCAGATAAATGGACAAAACTCGACCAATCTCTTTACAACCAATCGGTATACTATGAACCTAACAGGTTATCGGCATATTACGATTATGAATCAATGGAGTTTACTCCTGAAATTTCTGCGGCATTAGACATCTACGCTGAAGAATCAACAACTTTATCCGAAAAGGGTGAAATTTTAACCATATTTTCAGAATCAACAAGAATTAAAAGTATTCTTGAAGATTTATTCATGAATAGATTAGATTTAAACACTAATCTACAAATGTGGACAAGAGGTGTGTGTAAGTATGGAGACAACTTCGTTTACCTGAAAATTGACCCTGAAAAGGGTATCATAGGTTGTCAACAACTACCGAATATTGAAATAGAAAGACACGAGGGTAAAGAAAGTAAAACACCGAACCAACAAAATGCAATGCAGATGCCCACAAGGGAATTAAGATTCCAATGGAAAAACAAAGAGTTGGAATTTCAAGCTTGGGAAATTGCACATTTTAGATTGTTAGGTGATGATAGAAAACTTCCTTATGGTACTTCTATGTTGGATAAAATAAGAAGAATTTGGAAACAATTACTTTTAGCTGAGGATGCTATGTTGATTTATAGAACAACAAGAGCACCTGAAAGAAGAGTTTTCAAAATCTTTGTTGGTAACATGGATGACAAAGATATCGAAGCATATGTACAGCGTGTTGCAAACAAATTTAAAAGAGACCAAATAGTAGACTCAAGAAACGGTCAGGTGGATATGAGATATAATCAAATGGCAGTAGACCAAGATTATTTCATACCTGTTCGTGACCCCGCTCAAACAAATCCAATTGAAACTTTGGCGGGAGCTCAAAATTTAGGTGAGATTGCGGATATTGAATACATCCAAAAGAAAATGTTGGCGGCTCTTCGTATTCCTAAAGCATTCTTAGGTTTTGAAGAAGTTGTGGGCGATGGTAAGACTCTTGCGTTAATGGATATACGTTTTGCAAGAACAATTAATAGAATTCAAAAATCAGTAATTCAAGAATTAAATAAGATTGCATTAATCCATCTTTATTTACTTGGTTTAGAGGACGAATTAGACAACTTTACATTATCATTAACCAATCCATCTGCTCAGTCTGATTTATTAAGAATTGAACAGTGGAAAGAAAAAATAACCTTGTATAAAGATGCAACATCAGACCAATCTCAAATAGGTATTCTTCCTGTTTCACATACATGGGCTAAGAAGAATATTCTTGGTATGAGTGATAGTGAAGTAGTGTTGGATTTACAACAACAAAGACTTGAAAGAGCGATAGGATTTGAATTAACAAATACACAAAATGTAATTAAACGTTCAGGAGTATTTGATGATGTGGATTCTAAGTATGGTGTACCTGAAGAAGAAAGACAAGAAGGTGGTGAAGCACCTGAAGGAGGAGGAGGAATGGGTTCAGATATGGGAGGAGGAGCACCTCCACCTCCACCGCCAGCCGGTGGTGAAGCTCCATTGAGTGAAAATGAAACTAAAAAACATAATATATTGAGCATGTTAGGTGAAAATGAAAATTTAAAAGATTTATTTAACATGGATAAAGCTCAACAGAATATTTATGAAATAGAAAATAAACTAAAAGACTTTTTAAATGAATAACTGAAATGACAAACTTTGGTGAATTAAAAACAAAACTATTGACAAAATTAACCGAATCGTACACCTCTAATAAAAAGAGTGAAATTAAAGATTTGGTAAAAAAACTAAAATCAAATAAATCTTTGGTTGAGATGTATATGTTTTATGAAAACATAGAAAATCTTAATATTACAAGTAGAGATAAAGCTAAATTGTATGTAGAATCTATTGAACCGATTTTGATTGATAAAATGAAATCTTTGAAAAAAGAGATGAAAGAATTCGGTAAATCTCTCAAAGATGTTGTTGTGGAAAATACTTCAGTATACAATGACTTAGATATCTTATCTGAAGAGTCTAATATGCACAATATCGCATCTAAAATTGACGCCAGAGAAAATTTAATAAATCATTTAATTTCTGAAAAGAAAAAAGAAGTTGTTGAACCTTCACCAATTCAAATTGAAAACCATTCATTGTTAAATGCGGTGTTGGTAAATAACTTTAATATAAAATACGCAGATTTCTTAAACGAAGAACAAAAAGGGACGTTTAATAAGATTGTTTCCATGACAAACGATGATTTGGTTTTGGAAATGAATACAATTAAAAAAGAGTTGAATAATAAACTTGATTCTCTTTTGAAAGAATCAACTGAAGATTCTGTTGTAAGTAAACTTAATAATGTGAAATCAGAGGTAGATAAGTCAGAGGTTACAAAATACAATTACTACAAGTTGATTGAATTGAAAAACGGTTTAATTTGATTTTTCTTGATTTGTAAACAATTGTTGTTTGTAGATAGCTTTTAACTTTTTACTTCTTTTAGCAACTGAGGGTTTAGTATATTGTTGTTTTTCCCTCAATTTATCGTTTTGTTTAGTCTTTTGAACCTTGTATTTGTATTTCTTTAATGCGGATTCAAGGTTCTTCTCTTTATTGACGTTTACGATTATCATATGTTTTTTTTAAATATAATTGAAAAGTTTTGATTTGTTAAGTTTATTCTGTATATTTTAAATACACCATAAAATATATAAGTATGATAAATTTAAATGAAAAAAGGAAAGTTTATTTCAATAGGTGTACACAATAATGTAAAGATTGGGTATGGTACTGTTGATTATAAGAACTTAAAAACGGTCTACATTCAACTAAACTCATGGACCCAACCCACAATAATCGACCACGACTTTGATAAGTTAATCTCGAAAACCAGAAGACAAATCAAAGAAAAAATTTATTCTTTGAATTCTGATTTATTCAAAAAAGAATCAATAGTCGATTTAGATATTAAAACTAATGGCATAAAAGAAAATAAAAGGTCATTCATGGACCTTGAAATTACTTTATATGTAGAGAAGTTTTTTGATGTAAGGTCAAAAGAGGTTAAAAATATTATATCCAACTTATCAGAATCTATAGTAGATACCGTTTTAACGGACGAAACTTTATTTAATTTCTTTGAAAAAAAGAATTAATTCAGTATTCGGGGTATTTATTATAAAAAAGTTGGATGAAAATACTCGGGCCAAATGAAACCGGTAAAGGTATACTAATTGAATACGATGCCGGATATATCTCACCATTAGAAAATCAGAAAATAATTTCTGAGATGAAAGACGTGGATTACTCGCAAGATGTAGTCCTTTATGCTGTTTTGCAGAAATATGACACACCAAATAAAAATGGTAGAATATATCCTGAAAACATATTAAAAAGAGAAAACGAAAAATATCAAACCTTAATAAAAAAAGGAAGTGCTCTTAATGAGTTAAATCACCCAACATCTTCTCTTATCGATTTAGATAGAGTTTCTCATTCCATATTGGAAACATGGTGGGATGGGAAAATCTTAATGGGTAAGATTAAATTGTTTACATCTCCCGCTTGGAAAAAAATGGGTATCGTTAGTACCAAAGGTGACCAAGCAGCAATGTTACTTATGAATGGTGCAACACTTGGTATTTCTTCAAGAGGTGTTGGGTCATTAAAAAATATTAAAGGACAAAACATAGTTCAAGAAGATTTTGAATTAGTTTGTTTTGATTTAGTATCATCTCCAAGCACACCAGGTGCATATGTATTCTCTGATTTAAAAGACAGAGACCAATACCAAGAATCAATTCAAGATAAACCTGCCGACTCTGACAGAATGAAAAATTTGATGTCTAAGTTGGATACTTATTTGGGTAAATAAGAATTTAATATAGTTTATCATACTATAATCCGTATTTTTTTACATTATCGACATATTTATAGGTAAATATATTTAATAAAATGAGCGAAAAATCCATTCTAGAACAAGCATTACTTCAAGTACAGACTCTTGAAGAGGCAGTAGGAAGTTAAAGAACAACCTACTCCTGAAGAAGACCCCACAGATGATGTGTCAGCAAAAGCTGATGATGAAACAGGGGACGATAAATCGGACGAGGATGATGACGAATCATCTGATGAACCAACTAAAGGTATCGACGATAAAGATTCATCTGAAGATGACGATGACGACATGGGTAATATGTTTAACATGGGCGGATTCGGAGATGACGAAGATGATAATGACGTTGTTGATATGACAGGAGCTGATGAAGACGAAATTTTAAAAGTATTCAAAGCAATGAGTCCTGAAGATGGTGTAATCGTGAAAAAAGATGATGACCACATTGAATTGTCTGATGGTGATGATGAGTATATCATTAAGTTAGGTGAAGAAGACTTAGATGAAACTATG